CAGATACTTCTTGGGTCTTAGATCAATTTGAAAAGACATGTAATATTAACCTGACAACAGATATTGGTTTAGATCTTTACCATAATCCCGAAAAGTTAATTAAAGAATTAAATTCAGATGAACCAGTTATTCCTTCTAAATGGGAATGGTTAGATGAAAAGTTAAATGGTGGCTTCATGCAGAATGGTAGGGCATTATATATCTTTGCCGGACAAGCAAATGTAGGTAAGAGTATTGTGTTGGGCAATGTTGCTAAGAACATTGCAGAACAAGGAAAGACTGTCTTATTAGTAACATTAGAAATGTCTGAGATCATGTATGCAAAACGTATTGCATCATCAGCTACTAAGATACCTGTAAGAACATTACGAGAAGAATCAGAATCATTGCAAAATGCGCTTGAAGAGATTAGAGAGAAGAATCCTCGTGGTCGTATCTTAATCAAAGAATTTCCGCCTTCTACTATTACCCCAAATCAATTATCTTCATTTATTAAGACATTAAGAAATAAAGGCATTTTTGTTGATGCAGTGGTATTAGATTACCTGAATCTTTTACATACAACCTATGGCAATAACTCTTATGAAAAGGTAAAACACCTATCAGAACAAACACGTGCTTTATCTTACGTGTATAATTGTCCATTCATTACAGCAACACAATTAAATCGTTCTGGATATGATGTAGCAGAACCCACAATGCAATCACTTTCAGAAAGTTATGGACTTGCTACAACAGGTGATTTTATTGCTTCAGTATATCAATTAGAAGAAGATGCTGAACAAGGTGTTATGCGTATTGCGATGATGAAAAATCGTTTCGGCCCTAACTTTGGTTCATCAGCATTTAGAATTGATTATTCAACATTAACATTGAAAGAAGATCAGGAATTAGCTTCGATGGTTGATAGCACTGAATCAGCAAGAGATGTATTAGCTTCATTAGCAGACTAGTTGCATAACATTCCATTTTGACTATATATACTCATATCAATGAGTAAGGAAGTCATATGGACTAATTATGGACTAGATGGTGCTGGATGTTGTCTCCTTCTGAAATGGCTCAGAGGAAATAACATTGAAATACAATATACTACTCCCAGAAAATTTCGGGATGATTTTCTTAAATGGCAATTAGAAAATGGTACTACCAAATACTCTCGTATATATATTACTTCTATTGATTTATCAAAATGCTTAGATGTTGCTGATAAATCAAATTGTGTAATTATTGATACGCATAAGTCACATGCTGAGCGGAAGCATTTATACACAGATGCTAAAACAGCAATTGCAGAGACTAGTTCAACCACCAGATTAATTTTTCGTCTATTTAAAAATGAATTATTAAAGATATTAACTCCTAAACAAATTAAGTTAATTAGTCTAATTGATGACTATATTTCTGGTAAAAATAAATTTAAAGAATCAAATTTTCTTAATGCACTATATTGGGGTGTTAGTGCTGATCGTTTAATTCAATTTATTAAACAATTTGATAATGGGTATAATGGATTTAATCAACAACAACAAAATGTAATTAATTTACATTTTAAGCGTATATCAAAGACAGTATCAGAGCTAGATATATTTCAAGGCATTCTACCAATTAAGGGAAAGAAATATAAAGTAGTATCTACATTTGCAGAAAATTATTTTCCCGAAATTTCTAATCATCTAATAGATGTTTATAATGTAGATATTGTAATGGTAGTCAATATAGGACTAAAGACTGTTTATATGCAACAGAGGGTTACATCAGATGCGCCATTGCATTTGATTGCAGAGAAGTTAACTGAGGGTGGTGGAACACAACGGTATGCAGGAGGAAACTTAACTTCAAAATTTATAGAATTTACTAAAACTTTACAAAAAATATGGTAGCTAATCTTGTAATCGAAAAGAGGGAAATTGAGCATAATTTTTTATGCTTTTGTTCATTAATGTGTTTGATATCAGGCAAGAAATTAAATCTGCCAAACATTTTCTTATTACTCCTTAAGAATCCAACATACAAACAAATTCTTAAGAAGATGGTCTCTATTGATACCGATTATGAATTATTCAAACTCTTTATTGATTTTGATCCGTCGCTAAGCAAAAGCAAATATATAAGTAAGTTCTTGAATTCTAAAGAAGGTGCTATTATTATAGCTAATAATGTTAAGCGATTTTGAAGAAAGGTTATATAACGAATACTTAAGAACTAGTCGCCAAGCCAAGAATCTACCATATAAACTAAGAAAGAATTTTGATGATATTCCATCTGATGTATTGGTTTATCTTAAGAGAATATCTAACATACTAAGAAAATTTCCTAGTATCTACATCGCAGACTTTTTTAAAGCACCTTATGCTATCTATGGAAAAGAAGAATATTTTGATTTAAAATATTTTACTTCACAAAAAGCAATTAAAGCATATACTCTCTATATTCAAAAAGAAGCAGATTTAGATCCTGATTCTGAAGATATGCTTTTGAAAGTATTAGAAAGCTTAAAATTCCTAAAAGAATTTTTGACTAATAATAACATTTTATTATCACAATACGTTGATCATAAAACAAATGAAATGAAAAGTTTCATACTGCATTGGAAAGAAAGAAAAATGCATCCTTATGTGTTGATCGAATTACCAAATGCATTAAACTATATAAGACGTGAAGATCAAGAGTTATTGAAATTCATGTTTGGCGAGAATGTCTATGAAAATATACAATTGTATACTAATAGATATTTCTCATCGAAGAAATTAAAAGTATTAATAAAACAAGGATTAAAAAAATTATAACGAAACCAATTAAAAATATTCAATATGTATACAGCATCAATGTTCCAATCAATCAAGAATGCCTTAGCTAAAGAAGATACCGGTGGATCTTCATATAAAGACATTCTTAAGTTAGAAGTAGGTAAGACATACACTGTTCGTCTCCTCCCAAACACCAAGACACCAGCAGATACATTCTTTCATTATTACTTGAATGGATGGCAATCATTTGCAACGGGCCAATTCGTATCAGCAGTCTCATTGCAATCATTTGGCGAAAGAGATCCAATTCAAGAAGAACGTTATCGTATTCTTCGACTCGGTACAGATGTAGAGAAGAAGAAGGCAGAGAAGGTCAATCGTTCAGAGAAGTGGATGGTTAATGCATATATTATTGATGATCCAACTAATCCCGATAATAACGGGACAGTAAAGATTCTTCGATATGGTCGCCAATTAGCTAAGATTATTGACGAAGCTATGGATGGTGAAGACGCAGCTGAGTTTGGTCCTCGTATCTTTGATCTCAGTAAGGGCGGATGTAATCTCAAGGTTAAAGTAGAGAAGCAAGGTGAATATCCTTCTTATGTTTCTTCACGCTTTACCTCACCGGTAGATCTTGGGTTGTCTGATTCAAAGATTAATGATGTCTATAATTCAATTCATGATCTTAAGAAGATTGCTGGAGTAAAGACAGCAGATGAACTTCGTGAATTGTGGGAAGAGCATTTCCTTTGCAAAGGATCAGTATCTTCAGCAGCAGCCCCCGTTGAATCAGTACAAGCAACAGTACTCGCAGAACCAACCACAGTAACCAGATCTGCAGCACCTGTAGCAGCATCATCTTCTGATGACGATGATATTCTTGATGATGCAACAGTTCAAGAACTATTGAAAGGATTAGACTAATATGGATGAAGATGTAAAAGGCATGCTACAACAATTCATAGGACAAACCTATGGAGAGTTAGCAAAGCTTGATCAAAACATTGTAGGGCGCACACAACATCTGCGCCCGCAGAGTCAAGATTTTAAGAATGTAGCAACCAGTATTTTGACTAATATTCCTAATACTGGCACGCCCCCAACAGCTCCTGTAGTTGCACCTAGTAATATTCAACCAAGAGTTCAGGTTCAACCAACAGGCGGCAATGCTGGTCAATTAGAATTTGACTTTGATGATTCAGCTACTGCTAAAAATATCTTTGCTTCTTTGAAGCGTATTGAAGATAAGTTAAGTAATATTAGTAATAGGTTGCAAAAGCTAGAAGCTTAATACAATTAATACATGAAATTATCTTTTAAGAATAAGAATAGTTTTTGTAATAATTTCCTATCACCCATTTCAAGGCTGTC